AGGTCCTGGTGGTCCTGGTGGACCTGGTGGCGTAGGCGGTGGTGGCGGTAACGGGGGTGGCGGCGCTGGTACACCACAACCAGGAGGCGGAGGTTAATAGATGATTAGGTTTTATACAACTCCAGAAGAATTTGAAGAATATCATTATTGCTTTGGCTCACCCGCGCCACCATGGTTAGGTGGTGGTGGCGGCGGAGGCGGCGGATCAGGTAGTTCAGTTGGTTCAGGAGGGGGTGCAGGTGATCTTGCAAGCCCAGGATCACCTGGAAGTGGTGTCAGTGGTGGTCCTGGAGGCCCTGGCAGCACTGCTTCAGCACCCTCTGGAGGACCAGGAGGTAATGGTGGTAATTGGGGAGCAGGAGGTGGTAATGGTACTTCTAGCATATATGCAGGAGCTCCGGGAGGAGGTGCAGGATCTCCAGGCGGTACTGGTCCTACGGGACCATTAGGACCACTAGGAACACAAGGGCCTACAGGATCCCAAGGACCAACAGGATCAGTAGGGTCTCCAGGATCCCAAGGACCAACAGGATCAGTAGGGTCTCCAGGATCCCAAGGACCAACAGGACCTGGTGGTTCTCAAGGATTCGCAATTAATGGTTCTTCAGGTGTAATCTGGGGAGCAAATGGAACATTTTCCGGACCTATAGGATAAAAACATGAACATCAAATACAAAGTCGTTGAAGTACATGATAGTGATCATGTAATAGTAGTACGATATTATACTGATCTCATCACTGAAGAAGATTTAGTATCATTTAGAGACGATAATGGTAAGATTATACGATGTAGATCTGATGTATCCATTACTCTCTATGATCCTGATGCATCAGAGGGTGATATTGAACAAATGATTATCAACAATGCACCACGACAATGGCTTGAAATTCTCGAACATGCTAAATTAGAGAAACCATCAAATGCATTAGACCATGCAAAAACAAAACTCAATAAAGAAACTGAAATCAAGTTGCCTGATATACTAATATGAAGTTTGGTTATTATTATGCTGGTGGCGTGAAAACATCTTCGAAGCTAGAAGCTCGTCAACTTGGATATACAACATTCCATTTCCATGACGAGCTTTTTGCATCTATAAAGAAAGAACCAAATGCTTCCCTTAGATCCTTATACGATGAACGAGCTCGCCAAATTCGAATCAAATACGATTATGTCGTTATCATGTATTCTGGTGGTTCTGATTCTCATATGGTCCTTGATTCTTTTATAGAATCGGGCTGTAAGATAGACGAAATTGTCACTTTTTGGGATTATCCATCAACTGGTGATTATTTCAATTTCCACAATGAAGAAGCCACGAAAGTAGTATTTCCACGGTTGCTTCAACTACAAGATCAGGGGCTAAAGATAAAGCATCGCTTTATCGATACAGTTCCTTTAGTGCACAAGCTCTTTTCTCGTCTTGGCACTGACTATGAATATAATATTAACACATATCTGTCTCCAAATAATACAGCAAAACATTTCATACGAGATGAAATAAAAGAATGGAAGGATATGATTTCAGCGGGTAAGAAAATCGTTTTTGTATGGGGAACTGAAAAACCTATCCTCAGTGTTAAAAGAAACAGGTGGTTTTTTCAATTTGCTGACCGATTTGACAATTGTGTTGCTGTACACCCAAAACCAGGATGGTATGATGAAATGTTTTTCTGGACACCTGACATGCCTGAAATCGTGGTTAAACAAGCACATGTGGTTAAGCGTTTCTGTTCATTTCCAAACCATGAAGCCTGGATGTGGCAAGATATACCTACCGATTGTGGCTATAATGCTAGCATGAATAAATATCTAACTTATGATGCACTAAAATGCGTCATTTACCCAACGTGGAATCGTCATATCTTTTGTAATGGCAAGGGCCCATCTTTAATTTACTCTGCACGTGATGCACATTTCTTCAATGGAAATGTTGCAGTTGATCGATTTAACCAAATTGTTGATAGCCTCTACAAACAAACCAATGACCAAACCTATAAACAACACAGGTTTGCGTTTAAACCAATGTACACATGCAAACATGAAATTTCATAATAATTGGATCACTTCAAATTTCCTTGATATTGCATATAATAGGTCAGAACGATTTCAAGTGCAGTTTCATCCTTATCCGTTTACACCAATGCAATTCCATGATGCAGCAGTGTATACGATGAATCTTATTAAAGAACAGACCACAAAACCATTATATCTTGGGTTAACTGGTGGGGCCGATTCTGAATATATTGCAAGGTTATTATGCAAACATTCAATTGGATTTACTCCAATCATTGTAGATTCGGGATGCATTGATAAAGACGTAGTATATGCAAAGATGCTTTGTGATGAATTAGCATTAGAGCCAATGATTGTTACTGTTAGTGAAGATGAATTACTAGGTTTTTATCTCACACAAATAGCACCTTATCGTTCAGATGGTCTTACACATTCACATCAACTATTAGCAATCGACACAGCAAAGAGATATCGTGGAACTTGTATTGTGGGTGAATCAAACATATTTGATCCAAACCCATCCAAAGCAATATTTAAAGCATTCAAATTTCTTCCAGACTTACGATATGATGATGTCATTCCGTTTTACTACTATACTCTTGAACTTACCTATGCGGAAATGAAGGAAGTTAGGGTTGGTGAGATGGCTCAATTATTCAAAGCTAGAGTTCGCGGTACCAAGCTTAGGCAAACAAAATTTGTGCCTAAATATAACACTGGTACCTTAAGTGAATACCAAAGGTGTGTAAACGCATTTCATCCAGATTTATTGATGCATGATATGGGAACGCCGAAAGATTTTGTCAAATATATGGAAACCTTTATAAAATGATATCAAATAACCCATGGGAAAGCAAAGTAGTTACCTATCCATTCGTATGGTGGGACAATGCATTTACTAATGATGAATTAAAACAAATTATTGATTATTGTGAAGACAAAGGAACTGAAAGAGCTGCCATTCTAGGATCTTCAGTTGATGATGTCGCCACAACTGAAAAAGTGCGAAGATGTGATGTCAAATTCCATTCTAGAGTACCAGAAATTGCATGGTTTTTTGATAGAATGAATGGGGTTATTAGCAGCCTAAATGATCAATTTTACGGATTTGATTTAAATGGATACGAATCTTTTCAATATACTTCATATAATTCATCCGAGCTGGGTGGTTACCATTGGCATATGGATACTTGTTTAGGTAATGATTATTTACCTTCAAATATGATCGAGCCCCGTAAATTATCTTTCACCCTATTATTAAATGATGATTTTGAAGGTGGAGAATTTAAACTTAATATTGGGCAAGAAAATAGAGCAATAACAGCGGAATGCCCAAAGGGTAGAATACTTTGTTTCCCAAGCTTTCTAATACACTCCGTTGCCCCTGTGACAAAAGGTTTCAGAAAATCAGCGGTCATTTGGGTCACTGGGCCTAAATTCCGCTAAATATACAAGCTAAACGTAAAGGAGAGTGCCATGTTTTATATTATCGTCGGCGTGGTTGTCGGTGTCGTTGCCCTAGGTTGGGTATACCACCGTTATACTACCCAAACCCAGGAAGTTCTTGATAAGTCAGCGACTGCTGTTAACACAGTGATCAATGATGTTAAGGATCAAGTTAAGAAGTAATATCCATAAGAGGTGGGTTATGCTTCCGAAGCCGCTCGAAAGGGCGGCTTTTCCATTGAGCTAAATACTAGAAAAAGGACGTAAAATGGACAGACAAGAGCATTGGTTTTTTAAATCCTGGCGTCCAGCGGTAGCTTGGTGCTACTTATTTCTATGCATGTTTGATTTCTTTGTTGCCCCAACCTTACTTGGTGTTTATTGCTGGTTCGCCCATGTTCCCTATATTCCTTGGGAACCAATCACAATTAAGGGTGGAGCAATTCTTCATGCCTCATTGGGCGGTATCAGTGGTATTACAGCATGGTCTCGTGGCAAAGAGAAGATTGCTTGTATAGACAACGATAACAAAGGACCCGGTGGCTAATGGTACCCGTAGATAGAGCAACGTTTAAAGAGTATTGCCTACGTAGGTTGGGCAAGCCTGTCATTGAAATCAATGTGGATGATGATCAGGTTGATGATCGTGTCGATGAGGCAATTCGATTCTATTATGATTACCATTTTGATGGCACTGAGAAGACCTATTACAAATACCAAATAACCGATGCAGATATTGCAAACGGATTTATCCGGCTGCCTGATAATATTATCGGTGCTGTTGAGTTATTCGATCTTCCTGGTTCATACAGTGTGAACAACATGTTCAGCATTCGTTACCAGATTGCATTGAATGACCTCTATACCCTAACAAATGTAAACATTACTCCATACTATATGGCAATGACTTACGTAGCATTTTTAGAACAGATGCTTGTGGGTAGACAGCCAATTAGATATAACCGAAACACGAATCTCTTCTACATTGATACTGATTGGTCATTAATGCTTGCTGGCCAATATATCATTGTGGTTGCGTATCAAGTTGTAAACCCAGATGTTTATGTTAGGGCATGGGGAGATCTTTACTTGCAACGGTTGGCATCAGCTTACATAAAGCGCCAATGGGGATCAAATCTTACCAAATTCACGAACATTCCGATGCAAGCGGGTATGATGTTTAATGGTGAGAAGATTTACAATGACGCTGAAAAAGAAATTACAGAAATCGAACAAATGATTAGAGATAGTTCTCTACCCGCTACAGATATGATTGGCTGAACATGGGTAAGACTAATTCTCGTAATCCATTTTTTAATAATTTTGGGTCCTTCCAAGAGCAACGACTTATGGAAGACCTTATACTTGAGATGCATTCTATACATGCTCCTCAGATGTATTATATGCCACGTATCTTCCAAAATCTGGATCAACTGTATACAGCAGATGATGAAGCACATTACACCAAGGCATTTCTAGTACCCATATTTGTTGAAAATTTTGATCGTTTCAACGGCGATGGTAACTTCATGTCTAAGTTTAATTTGGAAATACGTAATCAAATACAACTTTCAATCGCACGGCGCACCTTTACAGAAGAAATTGGAAATCTATTAGAACAGGTTAGACCTAATGAAGGTGATTTGATATATTTCCCATTGAACAAACATTGCTTCCAAATCAAATACGTTGAGAAATTTGAAATGTTCTATCCATTAGGAAAACTTTACACTTGGCAATTAACTTGTGAATTATTCGAGTACAGTAATGAACAGATCGCTACAGGTATTCCAGAAATTGATTCTCTTATGGATCTATCAATTGATATCCTTGATTACAACATTCTCACTGAAGATGGATATCTATTAGCAGATGAAGTGGGTGATTATATCGTACAAGAACAATATGATATCCAAGTTATACTGGGTACGGGTGCAAATGAGGACATACAAAGAGAAGGTGGTACCTTTATTGACTTCTCAGTGGAAGATCCATTCAGCGAAGGTAAGATGGTAGACTACTGAGTTAGATAAACGAGGAGTATAATTCAATTTTTAATCAGGACTTCTATTTCCAGACGATTCGCAAATATGTTGCGCTATTTGGTACTCTATTTTCAGAGATCAATATCTCACGAGATGTAGATGGAACTGAAGTAACCTATATTAGAGTTCCCATTACATACGCTCAGAGTGAAAAGATGCTCACAAGAGTTGAGCAAGCGGTTGATGCGGACAGAGCTTCTGCTTCAATGACTCTGCCAGTAATGTCATTTGAAATTACATCCTTTGAGTATGATGGTGATCGCAAACTAATAACATCTGGTAGATCTGCTTATCCTAATTATCAAAATTACTCAACACTAAAAGCTCAATATAACCCAGTTCCTTATAATATTGGATTTCAACTTAATATCTGGGTAAAAAATGCTGAGGATGGAACAAAAATTGTAGAGCAAATCCTACCTTACTTTACGCCAGAATTCTCAGTGCAGGTTATTCTGATACCCGAGCTTGGTTTTAAAACCGAGGTTCCAATTATCATGAATAACGTGTCACAAACTGATCCTTATGAGACCGATTTCAAGAAGAACCAACCGATTATTTGGACATTGAATTTTACACTAAAGGGTCAATTCTATGGTCCTATTAAGACACCTCCAATTATTCTGTTCTCAAATACCAACTCTTGGGTCGGTAATACTTCAGTGTTTGGAGAGGCAGGGTCACTACAGGTACGTCCTGGTCAGGATGCAAATGGCAACCCCACCAGCGATGTCTCAATTTCGATTCCTGCGAATACTATCCTCGTAACGTCAGATTGGGGATATATAACAACATATAGTGATCCAGCAACAGAACAATCACATCCTATTACTGTAGATGAATCGCCATACGCTACTATTGATATTGACGTCCTTAAGATTAGCTAATCTGGAGTTATAATGAGTGCTAATAATGATCCTATTGGAAAGTCGCTAAACTTGACACCGATGGTTCCTTCTGCGAACCCGGTTCAACAAATTATGTCAGACGCATTGAGCGACTCTGCCAAAAGTGATTTTGAAATAGCAAGAACTAACCTTCACACCGCCATAAATGCCGGTATAGACGCCCTCTCAACACTTGGTCCTATTGCTGAGTCCTCTCAGCATCCCCGTGCCTTTGAGGTTGTGGCAAAATTAATTGATTCAATTGCTACAGCAAGCAAGGATTTAATGGAATTACAAAAGTCAATTCGAGAAATTGAAGGGGCTGATAAACCTGTAAATGGTCCTAGTGGCCACAACGTTACCAACAATCTATTCGTTGGAAGTACAGCTGAGTTACAGAAAATATTGAATGATTTAAAGAATGGCAAATAAAGACGAGGGATATCTTGGCAATCCACTCCTGAAGCGCCAAGGCACTGATGTAGAATGGACTCCTGATTTAATAACTGAGTATGTTAGATGCTCACAGGAACCTCTTTACTTTGTAGAAACCTACATGAAGATTATCAATATCAATGATGGTCTTGTAGGGTTTACTCTATACCCATACCAAAAAGTAATGTTAGAGACGATGGCAGATAATCGTTTCACTATCATTGCAACTGCTCGACAAGCTGGTAAGTCCACTGTCACTTGTGCGTTCATCCTTTGGTATATCCTATTCCATCCCGAAAAGACAATTGCGCTTCTAGCCAACAAGGGTGAAACTGCTCGAGAAATCTTGGGCAAGGTTCAACTTGCATATCAACATCTTCCAAAATGGCTTCAACAAGGCATTAAGGAATGGAACAAGGGTAATATGGTGCTGGAGAATAATTCCCGTGTTATCGCTGCTGCTACGTCATCAGATGCTATCCGTGGTTACGCCATCAACATGCTGTTCATCGACGAAGCAGCGTTTATTGAAAATTGGGAAGAATTCTTTACCTCCGTTGGTGCGACAATTTCATCAGGCCGTGATTCAAAGATTGTGTTGGTTTCAACTCCTAATGGTTTGAATCACTTCTATCAATATTGGATAAATGCCAATAATGGTGAAAACGGCTATAAACCAGTAATGGTAACCTGGGATCAAGTTCCAGGCAGAGATGAAAAATGGAAGCAAGAAACACTTCAGTTAATGAACTTCGATATGGCGAAGTTCGAGCAAGAGTATTGTGTTGAATTCCAGGGTTCATCTGGTACATTAATTGCAGGCTGGAAACTAAAAGAATTAGTGGCCCAAATCCAGAATGCAAGCCCTTCTAAGGAATACGAAGGATTATACCAATATTCTACACCACAACCAAATCATACATATTTCTGTACCGTCGACGTTTCTCGAGGTAAAGGGTTGGATTACTCTGCCTTTCATATCGTTGATTGTTCAGCAGTACCATACGAACAAGTATGCACATTCCGAAGCAATATGATTACACCCGTTGATTATGCGAACATTATACAGCGAATGTGTAAGACATACAATAACGCTTATATATTAGTAGAGGTAAACGACATTGGAGAACAAGTTTCATATACCCTTTGGGCAGACTACGAGTACGAAAACATCCTTTCTACAGAGAATGCTGGTAGAGCCGGTAAGCGAGTCACTTCTGGCTTTGGGGGGACTGGTGGAGGCAATGATAGGGGTATTCGTACCACCAAAAACGTAAAAAATCTTGGATGTTCTCTGCTAAAGCTTTTGGTAGAGCAGAACACAATCAAGCTGAATGACTTCCATACAATAGACGAGCTTACAACATTTTCCCGCAAAGCTCAGAGTTGGGAAGCGGAAGAAAACAAACATGACGACATGGTCATGGGTTTGGTGCTCTTTGCCTGGTTGGCAGACCAACAATATTTCAAAGATATCACCAACATAAATACCCTCATGTCGATGCGGGAGAAATCCGATGACGAATTGATGTTAGAGCTAAGTCCATTTGGGTTTGTTGATGATCATCGTGCAGATATAGAAGAGGTGCTGGAACGAAGCAGAGACGCTTGGATGTGGGCAGATGATTACCCTCCAAGTGACCCATATTGAGGTTGTCAATTTCATAAATATCAAAAATGACTAAAAAGC